CGGCAGGCCGATGAACTGCTGCGTGTCCGTCGTGTTGTTGTAAAGCGACGTAGCCATCGCATCCATCATCACGTTCGTCGTATCGTTCATGCGGGCTTCGATAAGCGGGATGACAGCATGATCTTGCTGCACCGCGCCTTCCATGCCGAGGAACGGAACCGGCGAAATAAGCAGCTTGAGGTTGAACTCAGCATTGTAAGCGCCCTGTTGGACGGACGGCTGCGTAAAGCTGCCGCTGTAATCCGACCACTGAGCGTTGACAAACTGACTGCCCTGAACGGGGACGGTCACCGAGCTAACACCGCCGCTGGCCTGCTGAGAATTAGCAATCAGCGAAGCAAGCAGGGGCGTAGAATTATATAGCTGAACAACCAGCTTGGGGATGAACGCGCGCCGAGTGACATACGTCAGTTCGGTGTATTGGTTCGATCCCGTTGCCGGAAGAATACCACCGCCAATCGGCATAGGCTCATCTCCGTCTAGTTAAAAATTCCCCGATTAGAAACCAACAGGGCGCGCTTTAGACCGAAGCTCCTGAAACGCCTTAGCGGCCTCATCACGAGCGGCCGTCACGGGGTTTTTCCAGTAGTTCGCCAGGGTCTTTTTCGCACCCTCATTCATAAAGTTAGGATTGTAGGTAGAACCAGCAGTCGGCTGCGCGATCTGTCGCTGATAATTGTAGTAATCAGCAGCAACTTCATGATCGGGAATCTTCTTCTCAAGCATGAGTTTCTCGATTTCCTTCAACTGGTCCTCATCCTTGATCTTGCCGTTTGCAAGCAAGGACTGCCGACGATCCTTTAGCCGGTCGCGCGCGTCACGCTGACGCAAGTCATTCTCAAGTTTCTCAATACGATTGTGACTAATAGCTTCGCGCTTTTCCTGCTCATCGAGCATATCAATTTCCGGCATCGGGACATTCGGCGCGACCTTCTTGGTCAAACGCAGAAAATCCTTACGAGTGTCGGGAGAGTTGGCGAGCTTGTTAGCAAGCGCAGCAAGCTCGTCGCGCTGTTCCATACTCAAATCTTCGAGAGACATTTGTAATTCCCCTTAGTAATTAGATGACGGACTTGCCGTCACCGACCTTCGTCAAGGTCATCTTATTCTTGGCACCAGTCTTACCGGCGCTATCAAGACCGCCCATCGCGGCAAAACGCGGCGGGTTATAAACCTGACCATTCTGCTGAGTGTTGTCGGTCGGACGACGGGGACGAGTGGCGCCACGCGGCTTAAAAAGTTCCATAAGTTCCTCACATGGTTGGAGTAGTGGCCGACGCTCCAGGCATCGGCGGTGCGGCAGTCTGGGGGGCAGGCATCGGCGGCGCAGCGGGAGGCGGAGCCTGCTGGCTCATAGCCGCACTCTGCTGTTCAGGAGACAGGGTTTCCATCAAGCGCAGAATTTCCGCGCGCTGAAGATCACCGGCTTCTTTACTGGTTCCCGTAATCTGCTCAAGAATCTTGACGGCCCGCACGGCGTCTTTCGCCTCTTGCGTGTCGCTACCAAGTTCGGCCAGGGAATTTTCAATAAGCTGCATAGCAATTGAAAGATTGGCAATTGCCATCTCGCGTTCGCCGGTCTTAGGCTCTGGCGTGACCATCGGGCCAGCCATAGGGGCCGTGCTTTCTTCGGAAACAGCCTCATCATCTTCAATCTCGGTTTCAGCACCCTGATCCCGGCGAAGCGTATTAAGCATTTCCTCAGAGTCGTCTGTATCTTTAGCCATTTATTCAATGCCCCTATAATCAAGGGTTACAATTATTCTAGTGAGTATGTCAATGGGGTTATGGCCGAGGGATTATATCCCCCGGCATAACACTAACGACGGGCCTTGCGACCGCGCTTCGCCATAGCCTTCATCATATCGCGCTTCATGCCGTACATATCATATTCTCCTTAAACAACTTCCCCGTTAATACCGGCGGACGGAACGATAGTCGTTACGCTCCGGCATATTGCTCCGCGTGATTGTGTTCCGATATTCCAGGCTTGGGCCGCGCTCCTCTTGGCGGAGACTCTCGCTCGTTACGCGGGGCTGGTCTGAACGCGGACTAATGGCTTCATTCATTTTGCTACCCTCAAAATGTTTTCGGTCAAACCCGAAGGCGGCGCTGCCTCGGCTATTTTCAGCCGCTGTTTCAATTGGTCTTTCATTGGCGGCTCAAGAAGGTCGAGAAGGCTCTCTTTGTCGATTGCTTGAGCCTTGAAAAGATTGAACGCAAGGTCGCGCAAATCTTCCATAAAGATTGGGCTATTCGAGTGAGCATCAACTTTCACCACAAAGTCATCGGTAAACTGCGCCGCAATAAATTTGTTCCCAAGATCATCCGTATAGTGCCGCGTGTCGTATACGCGCATCATCTTGAGATACATCGTCGCCATCTTCTCAAGCGCATCCTCAACGATCAGCGCGCGCTTCTTGGCGCGGCTGGAACCGAGACGAGCAAGCTGCGACGCATGGCCAGCCGACCGCACACCGCTTTCGCCGCGACCCGAAAGAATGGAACTGATGCCGGATGCCTCGGCAAACATAGCGTCAATTTCATTCAATTCGCGGAACAGATTTTCAGGGATATTCGGCGCAAGTTTCTCAACTTTGGCAGACGGCATATCCGTCGCCAGCAAGCCGCCAGCACGGTTTAGCGCAAAGTCCTTTTCATCAAGGATGCCGGTAAAACCAATCAACGCCGTAGGCGGAGAGACTTGTTTGGACAGCAAATCAAGGATTTCTATCATCCGGCGATTGCGGAGCATTTGCAACGTCGTGAGGCGGGCGACTTCGCTCTGTCCCCAGTAGTAATCATAAAGCGGCGACGGCGCGATTTGAATAAGCGGACACTCGCCTTTCAAGAACACGGTTTCGCCGGGGCGGTCATAAATAACGACGCCAGGGCTGGCAATCGTGACCACCTGATAATCCTCAGTATCAGTGTTCCAAACCCACAACTCGCGCATCTCAACGGTATCTTCCGCGACGCGAGGCTTGTAGGTCGGCTGTCCATAGAGGTCGAGATTGACGTTGCCAACCATATCCGGTTCAAACGAAGCCGTGATGATCTTGTCAACGCCTTCGGGAATTTCGATACGGTTCGTCGGGCCGCTAGTGACCCGCTTCATCATCTCATCACGGCGAGGGTGCGCGTAGATTCGCGCGTAAAGCTCGCTTCTGGTGATCGCGTAAGTATGGCAAAGAGCTTCCTGGCGATCCGTGTAAGGAATGTCCTCACGCAAAACGCCAACAGCCGCAGGCTCCACCATATGCGGGTGAGTGCCTTTGTTCGGAATCAACTTCACAAATGTCGTGTTGTAAACCAGCGCCCAAGTTAGTGCCGACGAGAAAATCTGATCGGCATTACTGTTCAGCCACTCGTCGCGCAGAGCGCGCGTAAGCGCCGTAATCTTGGTGGTTTCAATCGGACTAACAGATGCACCAAGCTCAATTGAAAAGCGCGTCGTTTCCGCAGAATAAAGGAAGGACGTAAGCTGGTCGAGGTGCGGGAAGATTTTATTGTAATAGGCGGGCGCGTCCTGCGGGCCTGCACCAAAGAGGTAGTAGGCCCGCATCGCGGAATAGAAAGACCGGCGCTCCTCTACGGAGACGTTACACTTCTGGATTAGGTCCAGATAGAAGGCTTCGCGTTCGAGAGGCTTCTCCGGAATCTTCATTTTTTAATCTTCAGCCCCTCATGGTCAGGGATATAGCTTGCGGCCATCGGCCCACGGCTGACCCCTGCTTCTTGTGGATTGATACCCACAGGCTCACCATGAATAGACTTGATTGCGTTGCCTCGCAACAAACTTTCCATGTTCAAACCCTTCGCGCCGCCCCACACGGCCTGATCGCCAGGGCGAGGTTGACGCGGTTCCGGCTTGTTATTGCGGGCAAAGTAGCCGTCTTGCGCTTCGCCTTCACGGGTTGACTTGATGTCGGTCATCTTAAAGTCGCTGGCAAGGCCGCGAAGCGTCTGATCCGCCGTCTTGGTGCGCTGGCTTTTGTACGATGGCGGCTTTAGGAATACGCGAGTGACATCAGTCGCCCCGCAACGGGGGCAAACCGGGTCATTATTTTCAAAATACCCGTGTTTCTTGCACTTATAGTCGTGATAAACGCTCATATTGTCATTTCCCCTTATCTTTCAACAAGTTAGGCGTAGAGTAATCAGAGGCGTTCTTAATGCCTATTTTCAGTCCAATTTGACCATTGTGGCCTATCAATTGGTAGGTTCGGCGGGCAATCGGCTTGGGTTCCGCACGGTATTCCCAGAATTTCGTGCCATCCCGTCGCCGCATAACCCTAACACGGCCAGTTTTCCACTCGTGGTAACCTTTAGAAACCCTGATCTGGGTGCGCTCGCTGATCGGCACCACGCGATCCACAAAAACGTAAGTAAGTTCGCGCAGGGACAAACCGCATAAACCAGCAAACAAGTTTATACTTATTCCGCGCCTCTTATCCTTGATAAAACGCTCCATAATGTCCATTAACTCTACTTTTGGAATCATTATAAAGTTAGCCATGAATACCAATCTTCTTTAGGTAGCTGGAAACGGTACGCCCCATAGCGACTTGTTCGGGCGTTTTGTCCTCTTGGACCTTAGATACATCGCGGGTGATTCGCGCGGCGATCAATCTAGGCTGCACTTGCTCGGCAAAGGCGGCGCAAGCCAGGGCCGAGGCAATAACACGGTCATCTTTTCCGCGCCCTGGCGCGTGAATCGCACCGCCGTCGCGCACAATGGCTTTCATTTCTTCAATCGTGTCAATCGAGCGCACGGTCATCATCTCGCGCTCAAAGTAATCTTTCATATAATTGAGCATCCGCTCTTTGGTAGCGGGCGTCGTCACCCATCCGATGCTGTTGCTCGGGCCACCAAGAGTATCGTTGCGCCGCCAAAGATAGTTTTGCATGGCACCCAAGACGTTCATTAAGTCTTTGCCTTGGCGGCCTTGGATGCTCGCGGCCTGACGGCGCAAGTTTCTAAGCTCTTGAATGACGGCTTGGCCCGGTCCGTTGACTTCTAGGTTCAGCGTTGAGTTGCGATAGGCACCGGCAATATGCGCGATAATCCAAGCAAATTGATAAGTGTTCAATTCGCTGGTGGCAAACTCGGCAACTTGATCCAGACCGTCAGCATAGACGCGATAAACTTGGATGCAGAAGCGATCCGCCCAATCGGATGAGCCATAAGCGGGATCGGCACCTATAACATAATAGGCAGTGTCAATCGGCTCCTCCCAAACACGAAGCGTTGCGACGGCGGGATTGCTTTTGATGACTTGGGTATCAATGAAATTCATGCCGAAGCTATAGCGATAGCAATCCGGCACGGTGTTCTTCGCCGCTTTCATTGCGTCGGTGCAGCGCGAATTGCTGAAGAAGGAACTGCCCGTCATAACGAAGGCGTAATCTTCTGTCGGCGGAAATTCCTGATACATCAGGGCTTCGTCTTTGATGCCCTCGAGCATCTTCCAACGCCACCACGCGATTTGCCGCGAGTTGATTTCGACGCCGTAGAGTTTCTTAATGTCGCGCGTCCAAATCTTTTCTTCAGACGATAGTTTGCCGTCCCAATAGACTTTGTAAACCATGCCATCAGGATCGGCGCTATATAGCTCGTTTCGCCACCAACCGCAGAAAATAGCCTTCTGCGTTCGAGCGCGTTTGGCGGTCACATACATATCGTGGAAAATATTGAAGCCACGCGCCGTACTTTCAAACATATAGAGGCGCATGGGATTGGTTTCCGCCAGCGATGCCAGCAGCGATGCTAATCCTTCCTCGTCGCCCCAAGAA